CTGTTGTTGTAGAACCTGCTACTGTGTAAATAACATCAGCACTAGTTACACCTGCTTTTGTTACTACTTTAAATGTATTTGCCATCTATCCTCCTATCCTAATGCGATTGCCAAGGCTGTTGGATCCTCAGTTGAAAAACCTGCACTAGATAAATATGTTTTTACGTCTGATAAAGCAACTTGCTTCATCGTTCCTGCATCATTAGTAACCACTCTGTCAGCATCTACTAAAGTTGTTGATGAAGCAGCAGTGTCACCATCCATAATATTTAATTCTGTGGCTGTAGTAGTTACACCATCAAGTATATTTAATTCAGCTGCGGTAGATGTAACACCATCAAGTATATTTAATTCAGCGGTTGTTGCAGTCACACCATCTAATAAATTTACTTCTGTGGCTGTAGCAGTGATTGCTACATCCTCATTTAGTTTTGGAGAGGTTAATCTTTTATTTGTTAATGTTTGTGTAATATCAACAGCAACTAAGTCTTGTGTACCACTGTCTCCACTATTTGGTAATCTTAACGTGTTCGCAGCACTAGCTGAGTGGGGTTGTGGTTGTAGTGTTTGAAAGTGAGCATTAGATGATTCACAATACATTTTAAGAGAAGCAGGTGAACCACTATTTGATTTGAATTCAATAACTCCACCTAAAACAGTAAGATCGTCTCCTACACTAATGTCGCCTGTAAAAGTATTATCACCAGATAAACTAGCAAAAGTAGAAGATAAAGCAGTTCCGTTTAATGTAATTGCATCAGCCTCTAATGTTCCATCTATGTCTGCATTTCCTGAAATATCTAAAGTAGCAGCATCTATTTCACCAGACGCAGTAAGATTAGTAACACCTGTTACAGCACCACCAAAAGCTACATTATTGCTTCCATCTTCAAAAATTAATTTACTTGCAGGTAATGTGCAAAAAACATCTTTTGTACCTGCACTAAAGTTTACTGCATTATCACTATTAGAACTAGATATTACTGTAGTTCTAGTTAAATCTGAACTATCTCCATCTAAAGTTCCAAGTCCTACTTCGAACTCTGATTGATCTTGATGAGCAATACAATAATAAGTTGTGTTACTATTTCCTACTCCAGCTGCAAAAGTTTCAAAACCCGTTACAGCACCTCCAAGAGATACCGCTCCTGTGCCTGTAGTTGTAGTTGTTTCTTTTACTCTATCATTAATGACTAATGCCATTTAAATTTTCTCCTATGCTAATCTTAATATAGCGTTACTTGCATCAGCAGTTGGAAACTGAATAGTAAATGTTCCACTAGTTGAAGTTTTATCACCACCAAAATCTAAAACAGCTACAGCTTTATTTGATTGAGAGCTATTGTAAATCAAAGCTCCTCTCGCTGTAATTGTTGCAGAGGTGAAAGATATATCAGCGAAATCACAAATAGCAGTTGTTCCTGAAGTTGTTGGAGTAACACTTGTTAGTGATCCTCCACCTGAGCTATATGTTCCTGAATCTGATACTTCATTTGAGGTACTAAAAGCAGTAGTGCTAGCACCTAATGAAGCAGAACTTGTGTACAGAGCTATTTTAAAAGTGTCTCCAGAACTCGCAGTAAAATTGTGGGTTCCTACTAGTAACTCTTGTTTAAAACTTGTACAAACAGCTTGAGTTATTGCCATGTTTTATTCTCCTATGGGTTTTTAGATTGCAAAGGAGTTCTAAGAGCTCCATGCATGTATTCATCTCTTCGGTGTCTTCCTTGTTGTTCTATGACTAACTCTTGAAGAGCACGTTGGTATGATTGCTCATAAATTTGCAGCATTTGAGCTGGTCCCTTCAAAAACTTGAAGGCTTCTGCAAGACATCCATAAAGTAATAATGCGGGTGCATTATCACCTAACCATGAGGTACTGTTTGAACTAGACAGTCTTGTTGGTAATCTAGTTATACCTAATTCTACGTTATATGCTAGATCAGGAGTAGGTGCAACATAAATAGTGTTATGATCCCACCAAGCCCAATATCTGGGTTCAGCAGTAGAGGTTCTATCTGGCCAATACTCATTCATGTAGCTTACGTCTCTTTGTTCTAAAAAATTTCTTGTAGGTGTTCCGGAAGGTGCAAAAATTTGCATTGTTCTTACAGTTCCTAATGAAGTAGGTTCTGGCCTACCACCACCTGGTAATGATAGAAAAGGATTACTAGCTGTTAAATTTGCAGTTTGATGAGATTTAAACACATCAATATCTACATCTCTAAATATTCTATTTTCTGCGTGTTCTATAAAATCATTTGTAATTGTTGAAGAAAGAACATCTGTGTCAACTTCTGTATAATTTAATATTTGTTGAGTTAATTCTGAATAGGTGACGGCCATTATGATACACTCACTGTTACTTTACCAATTGTTGCAGACATTAAAGGTGGTTGTTTTTTTGATGCCTGCATTGAATCATTATATTCAAAAAATCCCGAACCTCCAACAAAAACTGTCATAGGCTCCAATCTATCTGGTCTTGAATCTTCTATACTTTGTGCATCAGATGAATGTTTTTGTCTTTCAATCTGAGGATGTTTTTCTTCAAATTCAGATTTATGTACAAAAGAACCGTTCCATTCTTTTCTCATTTCTTTGTATGGAAACTCCATACCGCTTCTATCTGATATGGCTTTAGAAAACTTACCACTAGCTTTAGGCATTATATATAATCTCTCGCAGGTGTAGCAAAAAAACTTGAACGAGGTCTGTCTTCTTCAGATGCTCTTTTCCATTCTTCTTCATACAATTGTTTTAATAAAGGAGTTCTTTCTGGTGCTTTTTTAACAGACACATAATAAGCTAAACCAGATGTAAGGCAGGGTAAGAATCTAGTAGGTACTTCTAATTGATCATTATAATCTCCTGCATCTTGTATTTTAGTTAAACCGTAATATTTAAATGTATGAGCTCCGTCTGGTGTTGGATATAAAAATAAAGTAGGAGTTGAGGCTCCTCGTTCTAAATAATATTGAACAGGAGTTCCTGTTGTAGATTTATTAGATATGTTTAAATACTCTGCTCTACTAATTCTATCAACTTCTATATCTGTTGAAGAGTCGTTTGAAGTAAACAAAACAGCTTCTAACACATCAACTAAATCTGAATCTAATGTGTAACTAGTTGTGCTTCCTGTTAAAGTTTGTGTTCTAAGTTCAACTGTCCAAAGATTAATACCTCTGTTAGCCCATTCAGCTAACATAATATTTAATGAACGCCTTGCACTTTTAAGATCGTAACCTGATCTAGAGTTTAAACCACATCTTTCAAAAGCTTCTTCTATGACCTGATCTACATCTAAATCAAAACTATTTGTTCCTGATGTTGCCATGTTTTACCTTTTTCTTTTTCTTTTTTTTAATAAATTTCTTTTTCTGCCCTGCCTTAGATATTTGTTGAGGCATTGAAGATCTAGAAATCATTAATAATTTTTAACAAACTCTGCGATACAAGTATATGTATTTCCAGAATCAGCGGCTCCAGGTACAACAAAATTAACATCATTTTGATTAGAGTTACTACTAGTATTTGCTGGTATACCACCAAACTCTCTAAAGTCCCAATAACCAGAATCTATTAAAGTTACTATTGGAATATCTCCGTCAGAATCTTCATAGTCTAAACGTGCAAAAGAGTCTCCTCCATCACCGTTAGCGCATGACCACCATAATCTTTGTAAAGATAATGTAGCTACTGATTGACCCTCAGCATTAGCAGTTAAAGCTGAAACATCTCCAAAAACTGTTGTGCCACCTGATCCATCAGATTGCACTACTATTTTAATTGTTACCCTTCTATCATTCTCTTGTAGGATTGTAGGTCCTGTTACTGTGTCTGCCATCGTTTCCCTCCTTAATCAAGAAACTGTGGGGCCGAAGCCCCACTAATTATTATTGATCTGCAAATGCAGGTGCGTCTGCACCCTCTGCGTAACCCCAAATGTAATAATTGGTGCTATCTTTAGCAACAATATTAATTTCAAACAAACCACTGTCTGTAAGAGTTAATTTTGAGTTAGAATTTCCGTCAGAGTAAACAGATACGTTATCCGCATCAGAATCTAAATGAACAACACCACCTAAGAAAAAATTAGTATTTCCTGGTGTTACGATAATTAAATTTTCTGTTTCTTCTGCAGCGCCTGCATAGATAAACTTATAAGTTTGTCCAGCAACTGGAGCAGGTAGAGTTACAGTTCTATTGGATCCGATTGCAGGAACTGCAAGCACTCTTCCGCTGTGTGTTGCAGCATCAAGAGTTTTGTCTTCGTCTCCTAATGCGACAGGGGCATCTCCCATTGTAATGATTTCAGTAATCGCACCAGTGCTGGCGTTCTTACTTACAGTTTTAACTGTACTTTCAGATCTAACTGGACCTGAAAAAGTTGTATTTGACATATTTTACCTCGTAGTATTATTACGTCGTCTCTACGATCGTCTGCTAGGTCAGTCGACGTAATTAATTATTACCTAGTTATTGTGGGGCCGAAGGCCCACAAATTAAGTTTTATTAAGCTCCTGGTGTACCGAAGATAGCTCTGAAGTCAGAGAAACCGAAAGAGTATCTCTCTCTTGCTTTGTATCTTACGTTTCCAGTTTCAAAGTCACCTTCCATCTTAGTTGTGATAGGTGATCTTTGGAAGTGCTTCATCCCATTTGGAGAGTCAGTTTTAATGAAGAACGCATCAGTGTCGGTTAAGAAGTTATTAACTGTATAACCTTCTGGTAACATTCCCATGCTGGCAATAGCATTTAAGTCATTGTCAGAAGTTGCTGTTCTCAAATTGGATTTCATTAATCTTTCAGCAGTAAATTGAAGATTGACTGGAATAATAAGTTTTCTTCCGTTCAGAGCGATTTTTAATCCTCTGTCGTCAGTTAAACCAGCAATGTCAATTAACATTTGCTCTAAAGATGTTTCGTTTAAATCAGCAGCAGTTGATAGTTCGTTTCTGATGTTACCGCCTGTTGAAGGGTGGTCAGTAGCACAAAGCTCCTTACCATCTCCACCTGTAAAGCTTGAATTAAACGCGTTGTTTAACACGTTTGCAGCTTTAACTTGTTTAGCGTTACTCATAGAACGAGCAAGTGCTTTTGTATAACGAGAACTGATTCTGTCGTAAAGGTTATCCTCTACTGCTTCCTCAGTAATCGCAAAAGCAAGTGCTATTGTTTCGTGTGTATAGCGCGCTGTGAATGACTCTGTTGCGTCATCATAGTTAACCGGAGTTCCCTCTGGCTTTACTTGCGCTGTACCGAAACCTGATAGCATTACTTCTTCTTCAAAAGCTCTGTCAGAAGTTTCTGTATCATAAATAGCTTCGTGCTGATTCTCGTATCTGGCGTATTCCAACCCAAACAAAGCATTTAAGCCAGGTTCTAGTTCCTTTACCAGTTGTGATCTTGATATCGGCATAATTAACTCCTATTAGCTTAATGCAGTTGTTAGTAAGTAAGAATGTTCAGCAGTGTTTGGAATCACGTAAACATTAACGTTTGCGCTACCTGTATCACTGTTGTTTGGATCCTTAGAAATACCAATTTGCTTGAATTGTCCAGATGTACCTGCTGTAGAAGTATCTAACTCCTGAGTTGATCTACCAGAAAGAGAGCTTCCTGCTGTTCCTACTAGATCAAAACCAGCAAAATTCATTGCTGCTGTGCCTGTACCATCATGTTGAACTTCAAAGACGATGCTAGGATCGTCGTAAACATAAGCAACAATATCTGAAGCATTTGTGCTTGCTGGATAATTATTACTAAATGTTGGCTTGCTTGTAGTAGGGTCTGTAAAGAAACATCCACCAAAAACACCCAGGATTACATTACCTGCTGCTGCGGCTTCTACTCCACCACCTGTAACTGCTTTTACACACTGTCCATGAAAAATGTCAGTGCCATAGTTTGCAGCAATAGTGTATTCGTTTCTTCTAATGAGACCACCACTAAGATGTCTCACGGGTCTGAACCCGAAAGGTGCGTCTTTGTTTGCCATCGTTTATCTCATCCTTTTTTTATTTATTTAATTATTCGATGGACAAAAGAGCTAAAAAATTAGTTCTTTCGGTTACCACCGAAGGTTACGCGAGATTGCCTTTCTGGTTTAGAGATAGGCATACTGGGATGTTCTTCCTTTAGTAAATCATTTTGAATCGCGTCTTCCTTATTTTTTGTTTGTTCCGCAAAATAAGCCATTCGCTCATCAACAATTTCTACTGGAATTTTTGCCAGTAATAAACCTCCAACTCCAATTACACCAGAATACTTTCCTTCCTGAATGATAGGATATTCACTGTTTGCATCAGCTCTGACTAATTCAAAGCCTTCTCTTAATCTTGCAGATAAGTTTTTACTATCTGCTTGACCTAGCACTTCAGCGCGTATCCATCTGTGTTTAAACCCATCGGGTGCAGGTGGTGCATCTAGAGATGACGGGGGTGCCCATGGTTTCCTACGAGTCGCTTTCTCGCGGGATTGAGCAGCGCGTGGAGTCTTATTTTCATCTATTTTATTCATATGCCTACTCCTTCACGTATTTCGCATATTCTTCAAGTGGCACACCTAATTTTTTAGCTATTGCTACCTGTGATGGTGTGAGCCTCACTGTTTTGCGTCCAGACCTCGTGGTTCTGTTTGCAGAGGCAACGGTCTGAACGGGTTGTTTGCCTTCTTGAACCTCTCCCCCACTATTAAATTTGTGAGGAAATTCTTTTTGAAGCCTGTTATCAATTTCTTCGTAGTATTCATCAGAAGTAGGATCAAATCCTTCTTCTTCCACAAGTTTCTTGTGAATACCAAACGAAGCGTATGTCATTGCTTCATCCTTACCAAACCACTCGTTTTTTTCAGCCCAAGCTTCCGCTTTAGGATCTGGTTTAGTAGGGGCCGTTATATTATTTTGTACAGTTTGTTGACCTACTTGTCCAGTGGTTTTTAATAACTCTTCTTGATTTTTTCTTTGATCTTCAGTCGCTTTTATTCTCTCTTCTTCAATAGCTAACTTTGCAAGTGCTTGATTAGCTGCCACTTGTGCATCAACATCACCAGCAGATACAGCTTGTTTTAAAGCCACTTTAGCTGTTTCAAGTTCTGATTTTACACGACCTGTAAACTCATTAACGTAACCGTCATCAAGTTTATCAAATTTACCTTGTAACTCATCTTTTTCTTTTTTGACTTGTTCAGCAAAACTTAAAGCTTCTTTTTCTCTGCGTTCAGCTTCACGAATTTTATAAGTTAATTTGTCAATTCTTTTTTTAACACCATCACTATATTCTTCGCGTTCGTCTTTTTTAGTTTCCTTCGTCCCCTCGATTGTTTCTTTTTCTTCAACAACCTCAGTTTCTGTTTCTTCTTTTTTACTTGGTTTTAGCTCCACATCAATAGACTTTCCTGATGTGTCTAATTCAACCATCAAGGCGTCTTCTTTTAATGATTCTGCTTTTAATGCTTCGGGCATGGTTTGTTCTCCATGTTTAATGTGTTACTGGTGATAAAATACTTTCTGGATCTTCTACTGTTCCAAGTATTTCATCATCATTTAGTATGCGTAGTTCTCCGCCTTCTATGTTTAGACGTGAACCAGCGTATCTGGCAAATACAACCCAATCTTTCTCTTGACACCATGCACCATTTGGAAAACGATCTGTATCGTTATAGGCATCAGGTCCAACTTTTAAAACTAATCCAACATTAGTTGCGATTTGAGTTTCTTGTATAGTTTTATCTGAGAGATAGACTCCGCCTTTAGTTTTGCCTTTACCTTTATGAGGTAATACTAAAATGCGCCAACCCGTAGGTTCGGGTAATTTTGCTGACTCTTTTTTTTCTTCTTCTTTTTTCTTTTTTTGCACAGCTTTCGCTACGTGCGTGGGTAAGATTAAATTACTCATTTTGCTCCTGTTTCTTTTTAAGCAGGTCCGAGAGTTCCTGTTCAATATAATTTAACGTATCAAGTTGACCTAAATGATTTTGATAATCATTCCAATCTTTAACTTGATTACTGATTATTAACTGAGTTATTTGATTTTGTCTAGTCCTAATTATTTTGTAGATTTTGTCTACTATATATACTGTATCCATTCTTTATTTCTTTTTAGTTATTAGTCCCATAGCTCCTTTCGCTCCCTTAATGCCAAAGCTCGCTGAGCAGGCAATATATAAAAGATGCTTGTAGTAATCAGGGAGTGAGTGTAGAGCTTCAAACCCTGCTTTTATGTGTGGAGTCCATCCAGGAATAAATACTGCCACCGCTGGAACCAAAAGACATATTAAAATTAGTTCGTCTTTCCAGCTGCCTTTCATTTGATCGACCGCACTGGCCTCCCACCCAATTGTTCCTGCAATTTGCTGTTCTTTGATAGCCTTGGCTGCTTTGATTTCGGTAACAGCTAATTCTTGTTTTGCTTTCTTTGTCTCAACAAATCCTTTAACGGAGTCTGTTACGACTCCGAGTAAAGGTTTAATTAATAGGCTTAGCATTAGCCTGCCATTCCTGATAATACGGCAATAGCGATTGCAGCAATCACACCAGCTTTAATCCAGTCTTTCATGCCCCACTCATTCCATTCTTTAATCCACTGCCATGTGTCTTTTAACAATTTCATCTTAACCTCCTAATGTTCCGTTATGTTAAAATCGGGAAAGAATTCAACTTCTAATTCTAAATCCCCATTTATTGTCAAAACTTTATTAAGTTTGTTTATCGCCTCTTGTACATCATGTTCACAATTATCACAACCACAATGACATAATCCATTGTTGCTATGGTGACATTCATGATGACAATTTTTACAAATAGACATTAATGTAGAGTTGCTGTTTTAACTTCGTAGTTATCTATACCATTAACAAAAGCATCCATCATCATTTGAGTTTGTTCAGGTCCTAAAATATTTAAATAAATAGTTTTCGCTACAACCATTAGTGATGCACTAAGAGCCATAGGGTCATTGGGATAATTTGCAGCAAAACTAAAGGCTTCATCCAAAATTTCTTTTGGACTAAGACTTTTTTGTTTTCTTTTTTGTTCTTTTTTTAACATGCCCGCCTTTACTTGCCATATATGTGGGAATACTAGCACCCTTTTTCAACATTTGCGATATCTTTTTTGAGTCACCCACTCTTGTGCCAGGAGGTCTTTTATATTTTTTTCTTAAAAGTTTAATTATATTTGAACTAAGTTTACCGTTTGCCATTATTGACTCCTTTTTGATGCCATAGACACTTCTGCTCGTAAATCTGCTATGTCTTCTTGACTTTGTATGCGTTCTTTATCAATAGTATCCTTTTGTTCTAGTTTTTTACCTTCAAAATTAAGTTTTTCTAGGTCTAAATCTAGTCTTTGCTCTGATAATTCTTTGTTTTGCCTGATTTCTTGTGCTCTAAGCATTAATTCTTGTTGTTTTAAGCTAATTAAAGGGTCTTTATCGTCTTTATTCATCATTTCTTGCTCTTCGTTCACCATTTCATTAGTTAATTCAGTAATTCTTTGTGCAATTTGCAGTTCATTTTGTTGTTGAAACTGTTGCATTAACTCTGGAGGTAGTTGACCACCCATTTTTTGTGCTTCTTGTTCAATAAGTGGTGCATTTTTCTGAGTAATTTCTTCTCTTGCTAGTAATGCAACGTGTTCTGAAATGTGTGCTTGTAATATTCCCATTGTTGGAGGATTATTTGCAACTAAAAAAGAACTCATAAAGGCTCTATGAGCATCAATATGTGCTTGATGTGCCTGACCAGGAAAAGCTTTGAGCGCTAACATCTGTAAAGACTTCGCGTTCTCCATTCCAGGATCTTCAGGTTGGGGTTGCTGTGGAGGAGGTAAAAGCATATCTATGTCCCTCACCCCTAATGCCTCATACATTCTTTTGTAAGCTTCGTGTAGGTTGTGCATCTGTGGATTAGAAGATGCCATTTGTAATTGTGTTTGCGCTAGAGTAACGCGCTGTGCCATAGAGAAAATGTTTGGATCAGATATTGGAAGTATGTCAATACGTTGATCAAAATCTTGTTGCTTAATAACTCTGTTGCCACCACGTATAGCGTAAGGGTACTCAGGAGGTAAGCTCTCTGCAAAAACTCTAGATAATAATTTAAATTCAACTTTTTGTGCGTAATGTAATCTCTTATGTATAGCGTTCATCACTTTCGTGCCGCGTTCCATAATGGCCATTGTTGTTCCGACTGGATTTGCTTGGGAACCCTCGCCCATTTTATTATCTGCTATAGATGCAAATCTTCTACCTGCGTCTACTACAAATCCTAATAAAGCAAAAAGAGTTTGACTTGGTTCTTTGTAAGGAATCAACATTAAGGATTCGCGAATCGCGCCTCCTGGTGCGTCCACGTCCCTAAACTCTCCTGGTTGTAGGGGTTCGTCATCATCTCTGACTCTAAGCCCTCTAGCTTTAAATCCTGCAGGTAAGTTAGCTAATGTACCAGCATCAATAAGTTGTCTTAACGCTGCAGTAGCAGTTCTTGATAACCCACCAAGCATGTGTATAAGACCAAAACCATAAAAGCCAAGGCCAGGCAAAAACTTGTAATGAACAAAGTATTGAATCTTTTTTCGTAAAATGTCTCCCTCTGCATAGTTGCGATAGATAGACAATACTTTTCCAGAACCTTCATCAACAGTAACCACATAAGGTAATTTAATACCAGTAGATTCTCCTGTTGTCGCGTTCTTATCTTCGAAACCAGGTATGTCTAAATCGCAATGAAACTCTAAAAGAACTATGTCTTCCGCATTATAGGTTTCTTGTACACCATCTAGTTCATCGTATTTTTGACCTGCTTCGTTTTTATCTACAGAACTAGCAGAAATATCTATGTCACGATACATGCCGCCTACTTGTTTCTTGCGAAGTTCATTACCCATCATTTTAACAACATGAGTTATTCTTTCACAAGATTCCATGTCAGTGGTGTTATATGGAATAACAACATCTTCTGCTGGTATAAACTTTGAAACTGCTCTGCCTCTAACGGCATCATAATAAACTTTTTTAAACGAACTACCTGCTAGTGGTAAATGAAACAACATCTGATCTAACTCTTGATCATACTCTTCCATTTCATAAGCTATTTGATAATTCATAAACTCTTT